CGCCCCGAGGCTTTCGACTGCCCCCGCGTGAGCTGCACCAGGGCGCGCTCAATATCGCCCGATCCTTCAATGCGCAGTTTTGCACCCATATCAGCCCCCTGCTTTCTTCAATCGCCAGGCGGTGATCTCCAAGCCACGGCGGCGACCAATTTCCTTGATCTCGGTAATGCGCCAATCCGTACCGTCGAAACGCAGCCTGTTTTCACCAGTGATCACGGCTAGAGCTTTAGACCAACGCACAACAAAGCGCGCCTCGGCCTTCTGCTCAACAGCCGCAGCCCGAAGGCGCTCACCATCAGACACTGGCGCATAGTTGGCTCTGGCCTGTGCAATCTCGTTCCAACCAGTCGCAACAGTTTCACCTGCATCGTTCTCCTCAACCTGGGCGCCCAAAAGAGAAACACGCCGATCGAGAGGCGGAAGTGCTTGCCGTTTCATAGCGCAAATGCCCGATAGCGACGGGTCAACCGATCGACACCGCGCTGCACCTGCTCAGGAATTCCAGTGGCGGCGTCGGCAAGCGGATGATCATAGTAAAACTTGACCAACTCTCTTGCTGCGGCCTTCAAATCCTCCGGTACCGCCTCCAGGCTTTCAAAACCTGCAGTAAATGTAAGTGTGACAGCATCAGGCCGATCAGCAACAGCGGGCCACGACGCGCCGGAGATCCGCGCCACCTGGCGCATCCGCCCACGCCCCACCAGGGAGTAACTCTCAGCGGGAACAACCACCTCCGCTCCCGTCGCATCCAGATAGCGGATTTCGTCAACCGACAAGATCCGCGCAAAGGGAAGCTGCAGAAACCGCTCATCAAACGCGGCACCGCGACGGCACCATTGTTGCGAGACCAGAGGAAACCCCAACCCGCCAAAGCCGTCCTGATCCACATCCAAAGCAGCCGATGCAGAGGCAATCACACGGGCAATCTCCGCGTCCAGCTCTGGGTCCTCACCCTCAGGCGATATGATGCGCAACTTGTCCTTGGCATCCGCCAAAGTGATCAGGTCAGTTGCCCCGCCCGTAAGCCTCTCCAGCCACATTGCCTATGCTCCTGCTAGGTTTGGGAGTTGTTTTGTTCAGCCGCGCCAGGGCCTGTGGTCGCTGCATTCTGCGGCGGCTCGTCGGCCTTGTTTTCCAGCGCAGTCTGCGCGCCTGCCGCGTTGCCACTGTTTTCGGCCACGGCTTTCTGACCATCTTCAGAAGATGGTTCTTCCTGCGTCACAGGGGCCAGCACAGCTTTCGCCACCAGGTGCGATACCGAGGCAGGCTTTGCCGATCGCACATCGCCCGGCAGATAGGCCTTATCGCCCAGATGCGGGCGCAACACTTTATAATCCATGTGAGAGTACTCCAGTTTTCACAGCGGAAAGGCGGCTGACCCGCCTTCCCAGGTGGTCAGATTGGATCAGTCAGCCTGACGGCCAAAATCGCCGTAGATGAAAGATTCATCGCGGTAGACCGCCAGCGCCAGGCGCTCTTCTGCCAGAACGGTCACCTTGTTGCGGGTGAAGTCATCATTCTGAAAGCCGGTCTCGATGCGCGAGGTCCACTGATCAAAGATCTGCGCCCCCATATCAAAGGCCCCAACCAGCACCTTATCCAGCGCCATAGCCGGGGTCGCGACCACCGGCAGCCCCCAGAGCGTAGGCGACAGGGTGCCCTGCGGGTTGCCGATAATATAGCGGCCCTCGCCATCTTTCAGGGTTTCGATCCAGGCCCAGTCTGCCGGGTGCATGACAATGCCGGTGGCAGGGTATTCCGCCAGTACAGCCTGCAGCGCCATATAACGCACCTGGTCGATGGACGTCCCTGCAGGGAAGCCTGCAGGCTGCGCAAAAGCCGTGGCCTGCGGAATGATGCCATGCAGGTTTTCGCCGGTACCGTCGCCAAACAAAAGCTGCTGTTCTTCTTTGAAAGACAGACCATAAAGCAGGCGATTGTCGATAATGGAGCGGATCTGCGCCACATCAGACAGGGTCTGTTTGGACGCCCGGATCCAATGGGCGATCACCTTGGTACGGGTCTGGATTTCTTCGATCTCAAAATCCGACTGCGGCTTCAACCCACCTTCGGCAACCACATCCGCGTTATTGGCGAACCCGGTTTCGCGGTCGTAATCGATGTTGGGCTGATCCGTCTGCCCCGGCATCAACAGGCCACGCACCGTCATCCGGCGCTGGGGCATCGGCGCAATGCCGGGCAGGTGGCTGGAATGCACCGCTGCCCCCATGCCACCCGCACCGCCGGTGGTGGTGGTCAGATCAGCCTTGACCGTAAGCTCGGCGCTGTCACTTTTGCGCGGGTTGTCCTTGAAGCGCAGAAAATCATCGCTCTCGGTGAACTGGCTGCCGATAGATTTGACCTCTGCCCCGCCGTCACCGCCGGTGCGGTCAAGCTTTTGCTCCAGCTCTTCCAGGCTGCCCTTGAGACCGCCAAGCTCGGTCAGGGCCTCATCAGCCTTTTCCTTCATGGACTGGCTCAGGGTCTCCCCCGCCTTGGCTTTGCCCAGGGCATCCTCTGCAATGGCCTTCACCGCATCGAACTTTGTTTCAAACGCAGTTTTCATTTCCACTGCAAGTTCTGCAGCGGATTTGGTTTCTCCCGACATGGGGAACCTCCTATAAATTATGAATTGAGTGTTGGGTCAGGAACCCATGAGAGTTGTCAGAAACACTCTCGCGTCAGTCTCCGCTGCAGCAGGATCCCCCTGCCCTTTCAGGTGGATGCGCGCGGAACGCTCCGCCTGTGAATTCGAGAGGCCAAGTCCCTTGACCGCTGCCTCGAATTCCCGCTCTGTCAGCCGGTCCCCGGCCTTGAGCTTTTCAATGAGTTCTGAAGGCACCTCGCCTTTGGTCGCCACGCGCGCCGTTGGCAGCATCGGGAAGGTCACCAGTGACACCTCCCAAAGATCAACCTCTTTCAGCACCCGGTTGCCGCCATCGTCTTTCTGCGCATTGATCGTCCGATAGCCGATCGACAGACCATCGATCGAACCCGCCTTGATCAAGGCTATCGCCTCACGCCCCTTTTCAACTTCGGTCAGGATCCGGCCCTTGACCCAAAGACCCCGATCATCTTCGCGCAGCTCTTCCCAAACCCCGATCGGCTGCGCCGGGTCATGCTGCCACAGCATTTTCACCTTGCGATCCTGTGACGCCAGCTTGGAAAGGCTGGCCCCATAGGCACCAGCAGCAACGATATCACCGCCCTGATCCACCTCACCAAACAGACTGGCATAGCCCTCGATGGCACCATCTGCCGCTGCAGCCTTGAGGTTAAAGGCCACATCTTTTGTCTCGATCGACATCAGCTTTCTCCTGTTTCCGAAAGTGGGATATTCTGCATCTGCATCCGCACGACATCCCCGCCCGGCACTGGCGGATTGCCTTCCAGCTTGCGGATCTCATTGATGGTCAGCCCGCCGATCTGCGCCATGGTCTGATAGAAGCTGGCGCGGCTGGCGCTATCGCCCCGCAGCAACCCATCCATATTGATCCGCGCCGAGATCCCGGCTGCCCGGTCCGCAGGCGTCAGCAACTGCTTGCGCACCGCCTGCTCGATCCGCTTCACCCGACGGCGCAGATAGAATTTCGTGAACATCAAAACCTGCTGATCCACGCTTGTCGGCCAGGCGGTCGATGCCCCGGCATGCCCGATCAAGGCTGGCGGCACCTGAAAGAACCGGCAGATCTCTTCCACAGAGAATTGCCGCGTCTCCAGCATCTGCGCATCTTCCGGCGAGATGGTGATCTGCTCATACTCCAGACCGCCCTCCGCAATGAACGGCTTGCCCGCGTTCACCGCACCTTGATATTTCTCAACAATGGCTTCCGCTGTGATCCGCTCTTCCGCGTTCAGCCACTCTTTGAATTTGATCAGGCCCGAGGGGCGCAGACCGTTCCTGAACATGCTCGCCGCCGCCCGCTCTGCCGCCAGCGCCGAGGAAAAAGTCTGCAGCCCAAAGCGCAACGTCGACATGCCACCCAACGGATTGCCCCCAGGGCCACGGACATGGAATACATCCCGATCAAGCTTGACGAAGGGCCTGCCATTATCGCTCCAGCGGTATTCGATCCGGCCCGTTTCCAACCGGCGCACCGACATGGCCTCCGGGTGAACAGGATAGAGCGCTGTCACCTTGCCATCCCGGCGCACCACCGAGGCATAGGCATTGCCCCACAATTCAAGCGACAGGTTCATGAAGTCCCAGAAATCCAACGCCGTTTGGTCAAAGTTCGGGCTTTCATAAATCACCCGGTGCAGCGGGTGATCCCGGACCACCTCGGCAATACCGCCCTCCGTCCGCCGGATCGCCTCAAACGGCAGCGAGGACAGGGTGCCGCTGATCAAGTTGGCACAGCCCCAGACCGCCGAAAGCCCAAGGCTGGACTGCGCACTGACCCGCTCTCCCGCAGCGCCCGCCGCCCCCGCCTGCCCCCGGCCATCCGTCCATTGCACCGCATTTGTGGATTTGAGCTGCAGCCCCACGGCTGACAGCGCCTTGTCGATCAGGCTCATGAGGAGGCTCCAAGTGCTGCAAAAAAGCTGCCGCGTCGTTCCGCGTCGCTGGTGTCTTCGGGCACCTGGCACAGCGGCCAGATGGCATTCATGGTGGCGATCATTCCATCAATGGAATCCTCAGGCACCTGCTTGGTCGGATAGATGTAGTCGCCGCCCTGCACCTGTTTCTGCAGAGTATTGCCTGCCATCCAGGTCAGAACCTCATTGCCGTCATTGATCACCCGGTGATCTTCAACGCTGGCAATCAGCTTGTTGAAGGGCTCATTCAGGTTGGCCGCCCGCGATCGCAGCTCAACGGCTGTAATGCCGGCGCTCTCCCAGTTCGCGGCCATCTGCGCCGCAAAGGCCGCATCATAGACCACCATCTCAACATCAAGTGCCGGAAGATCTGACCAGCCCCAGGTATCATCGCCCAGCCCCGCGAGCTGCAGAACCAGTGCCTCAACCATGTTGAGATCCAGCTCAGCCCCCGGCGTGGTGTAGATCAGGCCCTTTTTCTTCCAGCCCCAGAGGTGTTCATTGCCCGGCGCATCCACGATTTTCTCCGGCAGAAAGTGCCAGCTGAACAGCCGGTACAGCTTGCCGTCAGGGATCAGCGCCACGACGCTGGCCGGATCTTTCCGGGTCGCCAGATCCACCCCAATATAGGCCTTGCGCCCCCGGTACTGCGCCAGCGACATGCTGGCATCCTCGCTGGCCCGCCAGGCTTCCATATCGATGGCCGCCGCGCCAACGCTGGTCCAGATGTCCAGGTGCTTGCGCAGGAACTCCCCAAGCGCCGCCGGGCTGGCCTCTGCCTTCTCCCACTCATCCTGCATGTAATCCAATGACTTGGCCTCATGCAGGCTGGGATTGGCCTTGGCCCAGGTCTTGGGATCTCCCGGCGCGTCCCCTTCATCTGCCTCAAAGATCAGGCCAAAATAGCGCTCATTCTTGCGGTCCCCGTCCAGCAGGCTCTGCAGATACTTGCGCTGCTCAAAGCAGATCCCGCCGGTATTGTACCCCGCCGTGGTGATGGCGATCAGCAAGGGCTGCTCGCGCGCCCCCAGAGCCGAGGCCATCGAGTCCCAGACATCGCGCTTGTCATGCTCGTGCAGCTCATCAACGATCGCACAATGCGGGTTCTTGCCATCCTTTGATTTGGTCTGGCTGGCGATCGGCTGAAACACCGCCGCCGGATCCATGGTTTTGATCTTGTGCTCTTCGACCGTCAGCCCCAGCACCTCATCCAGCCCCATGCCTTCGGCCTCCCCCGACAAGGCCATGACGCGGGCCGCGTCAAAGACGATCCGCGCCTGATGCGTCGAGGCCGCCGCCGAATAGACCTTGGC